TTAATCAATAATAAATAAAAATGGAAATTAAAGGTAAATTAGTAAAGGTGCTTGACCTAGAATCAGGCACAAGTAAAACAGGAAAAGAATGGCAAAAGCAAACAGTTGTAATAGATTCAGGAGATGAGTTTAACAACTTGACTGCTGTAAGTGCTTTTGGAGATGATAAGATCAAAAACTTAAACAAGCTCCAAGTGGGCATGACAGTTGTTATTCTTTGCAATATCTATTCAAGAGAATATAAAGGGAAATACTATCACAATATAGATGGCTATCACTTTTCTCAACAGTCTGATAATGATGAGTTTGTAACATCTGACACACCATTTTAAGATGATAGATGAGATTAATTTCAAAATCTTATGCGACCTTACTACAAATATAGTAGGGTTGCGTAAGGGTTCTCTTTCCTACAAAAGCAGGAAAAAAGAATATCAGATACCAAGATCAGTGGCTAGTGTAGTTGCTAGAATGGTAGATGATACACACCCAACAGTTATAGCAAAAGAGCTAAAAAGAGATAGGGCTTCTATATATCACTATGAAAAAATGCACGAATCTAATTATAGATCTTTTCCTAAATACCGTGAAATGTTTAACATGGTTTATAATGCTTACTCTAATTTGCAGGGTTCTAAAAGGACTTTTGTATATAATAAACAATTAGAAAAGTATTTAAAAGAAAATGGGGTAACTAATAGCAAAAAATACAATACCATTATCAGGGTTACATCAGGCAGAGCCGAATATGATGTTAAGGTTTCTTATAAAGACTTCTACAATCAATTAGAAAAGTGTAAGTTTGCCATGACAGATTGCAATTACAACTTAGAAATTATATGACCAAACCAAACTACTATGCAGTTATTCCTGCTGAGGTAAGATATAGTAAAGACTTAACACCTAATGCTAAATTACTTTATGCAGAGATTACTGCTTTGTCTCAAAAAGATAATACCTGTTGGGCAAGTAACAAATACTTTGCAAATCTTTATGAAGTGTCAACAGTAACAATAAGTAGATGGATTAGTAGTTTAGTAAAAAATGGCTTTATTAATAGAAATATTGTTTACAAAAATGGTACTAAAGAAATTGATAAGAGGTATTTACAATTGTGTGGGGGGGGTATAAATAAAGATATTAAAGAGCCTATTAACAAAATTGTTAAAGATAACAATACAAGTATTAATAATACAAGTAATAATATATATATAAGAGAGCAAAAATTTTTAAATGATGTTTCTTTATTAGATTATGATATTAGTATTAAAAAATCATTTACAGATTACTGGACTGAAACAAACAAATCAAACACTAAGATGAAGTTTGAAATGCAAAGCACTTTTGACATTAAAAGAAGATTAGCAAGATGGCAAAAAAATGATAAGGCTTGGAATAAACCTCAAACAATGAGCAAGATACAGCAACACCTACAAAAAAATATTAATGTAAAAGCAAGACTATTAAAACAATTAAAAAATGAGAGCAATTAAAACAATGACTGAAGAAGAACTATTAACAAGTTCTGTGGATTTAGTAAGTAAAACATATATTGGATTAGGACAAAACAATATTGAAGAAGATACAATTATGATAATGTCAAAGGACTTAGTAAAAGACTTGAAAAGAATTTATAAAAATTTTTACATTGAAGATGCTGAAAATGCTTTTTATGAAGGAATTAGATCAGATATACAAGGCAATTTTATACACTTTAATATTCCAGTTTATATTAGATGGTTAAAAAGTTACAAAGATATAATATGGGAAGCAAGAGCAAAAGTTGATAGCGGAGAAAACCCTAAACAAGTACCCCATTACAGACCTGAACCAAAACTACTCAAATGATTGGGTGGGTAATAATATCAGCTATCGCAATGTGGATAATAAGAGAGCTAAGATGAAAGTGTTAGAGCTATTTGCAGGCAGTAGGTCAATAGGCAAGGTAGCTGAGGAACTAGGCTATAAAGTATTTTCAGTTGATATAAATAATTTTAAGGGAATTGACTTAGTTAAAGATATTGAATTTTTAACTAAAGATGACATACCTTTTATTCCTGATGTTATATGGGCTAGTCCGCCTTGCACTACATATTCAATAGCCGCTATTGGACACCATAGAGATATGGGGAAACCAAAAACTGATTTTGCTGCTAAAAGTGATAGACTAGTAATAAATGTTTTGAAATTAATTAAAGAATTTGATTGTAAATATTTTATAGAAAACCCAAGAGGTTATATGCGTAAAATGTTTTTTATGAATGGAATACCAAGAACAACTGTTTGGTATTGTCGTTATGGAGATACAAGGGCTAAACCAACTGACATCTGGAGCAATCACATCTACTCACTTTTTAATAAAAATGGCTGGCAACCTAAACAAGAATGTTTTAATGGCAATAAAAAATGTCATCACGAATCAGCTCCAAGAGGATCTAGAACAGGAACACAGGGATTAAAAAATAATTATGAAAGAAGTAAAATTCCTTATGAATTATGTAAAGAAATACTATTATCATTATGAATACAAGACAAACATCAATAGACTGCTACAAGAAAATTAAACAAGAGGGATTGTTAAGCAAAAGAAGATTAGAGGTTTATGAAGCATTATTATCTACTGCACCTTGCACCTCTTCTGAAGCAATAAGAAACGCCAAAACTACATTTGGAGTATTTGGAGTTAGTTCTAGGTTCACAGAACTGAGAGATTTAGGAGTTATATATGAAAAAGGAGAAAAAAAATGTAGTATTACTGGTAGGAATGTTATTGAGTGGGATCTTACAGACAGACTTCCTGTCAATCTAAAAAAGACTAATAAAACAAAAAAGCACAGAGCAGATGAAGCTCTAAATTCATTAAGAGAATTATATAAAAATAAAAATACTAGCACAGTTGAGGATTGGAAAGTAGTGGCTAATTTGATTAAAAGTATATGAAGTCAATTAGTAAACTTAAAAAAGAACTAGACAAATGGTTTAGTCTTTACATTAGACTTAGAGATGCTGATGAATTAGGATTCACCAAGTGCTTCACTTCGGGCAGGTATTATCACTACAAAAATATTCATGCAGGTCATTTTATGTCAAGAAAATGTCTATCAACTAGATGGTCAGAACTTAATGTACAAGCCCAGTCAGTAGCAGATAATCTTTTTGCTCAGGGCAGACAGTATCAATTCGGCAAAGAATTAGATGCAAAATATGGAGAAGGTACTGCTGAAGATTTACAAATCAAATCTAAACAAATACAGAAGTTTACTAGAGCTGATTATGAAGAAAAGATAACTTATTACAAAGAAGCTGTTAAAAACTTAAAAAAAGAAAAGGGTATAGAGTAACTTTTTTCATAACTTTGGCGTATGCACAAACCAATCTATTCAAGTGAAGAACACAAATCAATAGTAGATGTGTATGTTATGATGTGTAAGCAATTCGTTCAAGAGGTAACAACCCAAGCAAGATACAGAAACTACCTAGAAGTTATAGATGTGATAATAGAATACTCAAATGGCTATGGTCAAGGAGTAAGAGAAAATGGAAACTTTTATGATTGGATAACTATTATACCTATAAATGTATCTGTTGCAACTAATGGTTTTTTTGCAGGTATAGAAACTAAAACTAATTCAGCAGTAGTAAGAGCTTATAAAGTGGTACTAGATCAGATGCTTCAAGAAGTAATTGATAGGCTAGATAAAATAGAGCCAAAGAATGACTGACATTTATATTGAAATATCTAAGCTGACAGATAAGTTTAGGACAATGGCTTATGGATTAACAACAGATGAAAATAAAATAAATGAAGCGGTGCAGGAGTTGATGCTCTATTTCCTTCAAATGAATCCCTCAACATTATCTTCAATTTGGGAAAAAGATGGAATAGATGGAATAACAAGATATGGTGCTGTGGCATTAAGAAGGGCATTAACAAGCACAAGGAGTAACTTCTATTATAAGTATGAAAAGTATTATACACATATTGATAGTGCTATTTATAGTTCTAATAAAACTGATGCTAATGAGTATTATGTTCCTAATACTTTGCATTATAAAAATATTTCAAACATTCCGAATGAAGAAGTAGACAATCATAAGCTAATGAAATTAGAGTTGATAGATAAAGAGTTAGACAAGCTAGATAGTTGGTATGATAGAGAGTTATTCAAGTTATACTATTCAGGAGAAACATTAGACAGTCTAGCTGCCAAGACTAAGATAAGCCGCAATAGTCTTTTTACAACAATAGATAAAGTAAGAACAATAATTAAAAAGAAATTAAATGAAGATGTATGATCCAATAAAAAACAACAGTTTTGTAATGCAGTTTGGTTTTAAACACCCAGATGACAGGAGGAACTATTAATAAGTTTTTTGTTCCTGATGAAGTCTATGAAGATAGGATAGCAATATGTAAAGAATGTGTTTACTATTTCAAGCCAACAGGAACTTGTAAGCGGTGTTTGTGTTTTATGAAAGTAAAAGCAAGACTAGCACCAATGGCTTGCCCTCAGAAGTATTGGGATAAAACAACTGAAGTACAAACACCTGATGACTTGCCGCAAGAGATAATAGATGAAATATTAGATATGTGGAAAGACTTAAAGACAGGAAGAGCAAAAAATGTACAAGCTAAAAAATTAATGATAGAAACCTACAACACAATACACATGACTAATTATTCTCCCACTACCAATTGCGGATCATGTATATCAACTTGCTTTGATGCAATAAAAAAACTATATAAAAAATACAGCGAATGAGTTACTTATCACACTTAAAGAGAACCAAGTATCACTATCAAAGCAGATGGATAGTTAAATATGATGACAATGAATTAGTAAGAGAGGTCAAGCTAATATTCAATCCTGAAGAATATCGTAAGTTTAAAAGACCTAGAACATTAAATACCCAAGATGGATTAATAAAAATTTTAGAAAATGACAAAGAAAGAAGATTACAAAAAGACTCCTGAGCCTAGTTATTATTTAGGAAAGTTATATGGCTATACAGCAAAGAATGTAGTAGCTGATTTTGATTTGAGCTATAATTGTGGTACGGCTGTGACATATCTATTAAGAGCAGGAAAGAAAGAAGGCAACCCTGCCGAGCAAGATATACAGAAAGCAATTAATCATTTACAGTTTGAATTAGATAAGCTATATCAAAAGAGTGAAACTAGAACAGGAGGATTAGCAAAATGAGTTTATACAAATGTAAATGTGGAAAGGAGAAGGAAATAAGAAAGCAGACTATTGGTCTTAGAGATGGTAAGTGGGTTTGTATTCAAGCTCTTTGTGATTGCGGTTTATATATGGAAAGCGAACCAGAAGAAGGAATGCCAAGTCTTAAAAGAACAGAAGAGTCTTTAAGCAAAAAGAAAAGACATGATAAACTATGGGCAGGTGCTAAAGAAAAGCTAGTAGGAGAAAGAGGTATTAACGAAAAATTTGACTAATGAAATTATTATATTTAATATTGTATATGCAAACACAAATGCCAGTTAATTGGTGCGACTCAGTATCTTACTCAGTATATCCTAATCCTAATTTAGTGTTTAGTGTTTTAGGAGAAGTTACTGATTCATTAAGTAGTTATTCAGACACAGTTGATTTTTCTTGGGAAGTGTGCAACTCCTCACTTTGTTTTAGTGGCTTTGGGCAATATGCTTCTTTTCCATTAATACAACAATCAGATACAATTAAAGTGTGTTACTCGGCTTATATTATGTTAAACTGGCAAACAATAGAAGCGTGTTATTCTTGTGATTCATTAATACATAATGGGCAAGAATGGGTGTTGATAGGTGGTGGTACTGTTGGGATAAATGAAATACCATTAAGATCAACTAATAACATATACAATCTAAAAGGTATAAAGCTTTTACAAGCACCTAAGAACATGATGTATATTAAAGGCAGAAAGCTATACTATAAAAATAATTAATAATAATTTCTATTATATACTATGAAACAACAAGTTAAGATCAACCTAGTAAGGGGAAACCCTAACAATCCTAGAATAATTAAAAATGATAAGTTTAAAAAGCTAGTCAAGTCTATAAATGAGTTTCCTGAGATGCTAAAGCTAAGACCTATTGTAGTTGATGAAGATATGGTAGTGCTTGGTGGCAATATGAGATTAAAGGCTAGTAAAGACGCAGGGCTAAAAGAAGTATGGATAGAAGTAGCAGAAGGACTTACTGAAGAACAAAAGAAAGAGTTTATAGTAAAAGACAATGTAGGATTTGGAGAATGGGAATGGGATATGTTAGCTAATGAATGGGATAGTGTACAACTTGCTGAATGGGGTTTAGATGTATGGCAGAATGAAGATGACTTAGAAGAACCTGACTTTAATGAATTAACAGATAGTAATAGTAAAGATGCAGTTATAAAAATAACATTTAAAAATGAAGAACATTTAGAAGATGCAGAGAAAGAGATAGCAAACATAGTAAGGAAATATGAAAAAGCCTTTTACTCAGTTAGTTCAGAAAAGTGAGATTAGAAAAAGCATCATATAAAGCAGTAAAATATGCCTGTCTTAAATTTCACTATGCTAAGACAGTTCCTGTTACTAATATATCTTATTCAGTATTTAATAATAAAAATGAATGGTGTGGTGTTATTTGTTATGGTTTAGGGGCAAACTTTGCTCTAGGAAGGGCTTATGGAGTAGTATCAGGACAGTTTTTAGAATTAACTAGAATGGCTCTAAATGGAAAGCAAGAAAGTACAAGTAAAGCAATGGCAATATCTATTAAGCTACTAAAAAAGAATAAACCATTAGTAAAGGTTTTAATTAGCTATGCTGATAAAGGACAAAAACATTTAGGGATAATTTATCAAGCTACAAATTGGCTTTTTGTTGAGCAAACAGAATCAAGTGGCATAGAAGTATATTATAAAGGAAAATGGAGGCATAGCAGAATATTAGGTAGTGTATCAAAAAATAATCAAAGTAAAATAAAAAAAAGAAAGAAATCAGGAAAATATAAATATATATATCCACTAACAAAAGAATTAAAAGATAGGTGTTTAGAATTAAAAAAACCTTATCCTAAAAATGCGAGTAAAGCATAAGGAGTAATGCGTTGGCTATTCCAAGTCAAAGAAGGGGTGCAATTCCACCTACTCGCTCTAATATAAAAAAAATGGAACAAAATAGAACACAAATCAACAAAGATAGAATGCTCAAAGCCTTAGAGAGTTCACTAGGTGTAATAACAACAGCTTTAAAGGCTTGTGATTTATCAAGAACAAACTTCTACAAGTGGTTAAAAGAAGATGAAGATTTTGCAGCTAAGGTTGAAGAAATAGAAAACATACAGCAGGACTTTATTAAGTCAAAGTATTATGAATGCGTAAAAGACAAAGTACCTTCAGTTGTAATACACGCTGCTAAAACACGACTTGGTTGGAACGAAACAAATAGAGTAGATATAACTTCAGGTGATAAAGCAATTAATATGCCTGTAATAACATTTGTTGAAACTGATACTGAATAAAAAATACAATCCTTTATTTGAATCTGATGCTAGATACTTTATAATTACAGGCGGGAGAGGTTCAGGTAAGTCTTTTGCAGCAACAGTCTTTTTGACTTTGCTTACAATGACAAAGGGTATTAGAATACTCTTTACCCGTTTCACAATGACTTCAGCACACTTATCAATCATTCCTGAGTTTTTAGAAAAGATAGGGCTTTTAGGATTTGATGAAGTCTTTAGTATAAACAAGTCTGAAGTAGTAAATACTAAAAACCAAAGTGATATACTATTTAGAGGTATTAAGACATCAGCAGGAAATCAGACTGCAAGTCTAAAGTCATTACAAGGCATAAGTTGTTGGGTATTAGATGAAGCAGAGGAACTTATTGATGAAGATATATTTGACACCATAGATCTTAGTATTAGAGAAAAAAATATACAGAACAGAGTAGTGCTGATATTAAACCCTGTAACTAAAGAGCATTGGATATACAAAAGGTTTTTTGAGGACAAAGGCGTTGAAGCAGGTTTTAATGGCGTTAGA